GTTCACAGCCAGCGCTTCGTTTGGCACCGATCCGAAGGTGATACCACCACCCACGGTTGGTGAGTTGCTCGGCGCTTGCTGCGTTCCCAGTGGAACACCGACTGTCGTCAGGTTGGCTCCGAACTCCTTCCCAATGCCAGCGATGCCGTTGGTGATGGTCACACCATCCCAAGCTTTCAACCCACCAGTGGCCAAATTGATCATCAGTGGAGTTCCGGCTAGGAAGGTCTGACCTGCGTCTTCATTGAGACGCTGCATCCGCCATTGGTTGCCGGATACCGTCCCGCGTTCTTGAATTAAAGCTGACGCCATTTCCTACCTCCTTCTGCTAAGTTGAACTACGTTTTGGTTTCGTCCACCCGCGATGCCAAATCCGCAAGTGTCCCTGTGTCACGGCTGCCGCCAATGCGACCTAACTCCTTGGCGGCCACATTCGGGTTAGACATCACTCCGGGTAAATCGGCCGCTCCCGGAGTGAACACCGACATGACAGGGTCCGCACCCTGCCGAGCGCGTTGTTGGTTCACCGCTGCGACGGTAGCGCCCAAGTCGTTGACAGCGCGTCCTGCGCTAATCCGACGTTGTACTGCTGCGTCAGCAAACGCCGCTGCGACGTCGTGTTTGTAGCGCAAGGCGCCCAAATAGATTTTGCGGTCGATCAACATCAAGATGAGATCACCATTGATGTACTTCGTACCGCCTTCGGCTTCGAACGGGTTCAAACGAGCATAACCCGGTTTCAAGTCCGACTTCTTCGCAACGCGCCATCCCTGCGCGCAAGCCTGTGAGAAGCGTCGACGATCGGTGAAAATCCACCGTGGGTACAGGTTCGGATTGGCCAAATACGGTTTGACGTCGTTAGCGAAATCCGGCGCGCCGAGAGGCTTCGCAACGATATCCTCCGAGAGCTCATCTGGGACAGCGTTCGACGCACGCGGTGGAACTGGCTCCAGCGGTGGTATCATCGACGCCGAGGTCATAGTTGGAACCGGTGGCTTGATCTGAGATTGTGGCTTATTTTGGGAGTCCATAATGCAACGAGGCTCCTTTCGAGTGAGATGTCAACTGAGCGGCTTTCTTCCGCTCCAAGTAACCTTTCGGGTCCCAATGCATAACACGACAGGTTTCTTCTTCCTCCGCCGTCAGCTTGTCCACTGGACCTTCGTCCTCGTGGTTACCACCAGTCCGCGACGCGGTCTCGGCAAAGAAATCCGTTTTTTCTTGCTCGGCTTTCTTGATGTCGTTTTCGTGGATACCTTTGGTAAACATGAAACAGTTAAACCACGACTGCGGCATCACGCGCGCTTGCGGTGCAAAGGTCATGACACCTTGTTCAACTTCCTTCTCATACTTCTTGAAAATCTTGGCATCGCGTTCTGACAACTGTTGCATGAAATACATCTTGGCAGTCATCATACCAGAGGTGATAGCGACGCTAGCCAAATCCTTGGTTTGGTCCTGTACGAACTTCTGTGGATCAGCCCAAGGTGAAACTGGCTCGTCTGGCTCATCTAGAGTGTCAAGCTGATCCGGCTTGCCAGCCTTAGCTTCAATGTCAGCCAACTTTTGTTTGATCGTATCAAACTCCGTCTTCTGATCGTTGAGCTTTGCCTCCACCTGCTCACGAGCAGTTTTCTCGGCCGCGAGAGCATCCTCAATCTCCTTGGCCTTCTTGAGCGCCGCTGCGATTTCTTCAGGCTTTTTACCCCGAAGCTCCGCTGGCAACTCATCATCGTTGCGGTTTTGCCACCAGACCATTTTACTCCTCCTTAAGGTTTAGTATCCAGTTGAGTATCTCGATTCGGCCTTGACTACGACCGATCTCAATCAGTTCACTGTTGCCTTGCAGAGAACCAAAACATCTGTTGCGACGATCCACCAGTTTCTCAAGAAATGGTTTAGCGTCGTCTAACCGCAAGAAACGACTGATCTTGTCTAGTTGAACTTGTTCATCGTGCTGTATTACGGGCATGTTACATCACCTTTCCTGGTAACATCGGCATTGGGGCCTGTGGTATCTGAGGCATCGCCTGTGGCTGCGCCTGCGGTCCCGGCTGCGGACCCTGCGGTTGCGGCGGAGGCTGCTGTGTCTGCTTCGGAATCTCAGGCACCAATCGCTCGATTTCATCCTGACCAAAATGCCTCAACGTAGTCATCATCAACGTGCGCGCGGCTTCCAACGCATCCATTGTATATTTCTTGACGTTGTCAGACACAACCGGATTATTCAACGCTTGCAGCATCGCCGCAACGCCTTGGTGATATCGGTCCATGATCTGCGTCATCATCATGTCCGATTGCTTCTCAACCTCTCGGTTTACCGACGCAGTCGACGCATACACCGGCAGGGCCATCTTGTGTGATACGATAGCATCTAGCGCAGTTTGGATCTTTTCTCCGGCTTCGCCAAATTGTTCCTTGAGGTCATCTCGCAACCCGAAGGTCCCGTACTCAAGTCCCAGAATCCTACCCAAGCGTGTGTGCGCGTAACGAATGTCGGTGACGTTGAGATCGGTACGAGTGTTTCCTTCTTGCAGCAAGCTGAGCGTTCCCATCGCAGTATAGACACCGCGCTTAGTATTTGATCCGGCCCCTGCTCCTTGCATCGGAGGGCTGACGCCGCTGCGCTTTTCTGCGAGTTCGAGTGAGAGTCTTTCACTGTCAATCTCCCCTTGTACCGGGGTGCCCATCTCTAACGGTTCGATTTCTTTGCTGCCTTGGTCTTGTTTCGCGGGGACCATTGCCGACGGATACACTCGGAAGCCTTTATGCAGCTTGCTGTCGGGGTCCACTGCCCACGCCTTCATATTAGCGATGGTCATGTTGTCTCGACGTTGGTTGTGGATCTCCGAGATCTCTTCTTGGAACGGCAGCATTATTTCGCCGAAGCCCATACCAGGAAACATATCATCACGATAAAACAATCGAGCAGCGATATAAATATCAGTAGGATAATACGTGTAGTAGGATCGAAGTATTTGATCGCTTTTTTCATGGTACCATACGATAACACGAGCATAATGCTCGGTATCAACACGGTACTTAAAATGACATTCATAGATGTCCCATTCATACGAGTGCTCGTTTGGTTCGACACGAACCTTGGCGTCTTGTTGTTTCTGCGTGTCAACTTGAGTCGAGTTACCAGTGCGGTCTGGTTGCGCCAGCACATAGCCGACGGCTTTTTTATCATAGATATCCAAGAACGCACGTTCCTGAAGCTTCGCCTTGGTCATCTGTATGATGTCGTACTTGAAATCCATTGCCTCAATAGTAGAGGCATTCACCGGATAAATGAAGTTCTCATACTTGAGTTTCTCCGGTCGTGGGCCTTCATACGCCGTAAACTGCTCCCATCTACGCTCGCCAGACATGTCGCCGGCCGGACCAAATCGATGTTCGATCTCTTTGATCCAAGGGACCTTGATAACGCTAGTACCAAGTCGAATGGCTTCGCCAAACCACTCGTGATAGACACGATATAGATCGAGCTCCGAGGGCTCCAGACCTACATAACCAAGGAATTCTTCGTAAGCCGACCGCATTCCCACTGGCGCTAGCTTCTTGAACTCCCCTAACTCCGCAGCGGTCCACAAGGGCTTCGTTTTCATCACCGCGGACATAACACGTGCCAGCAACGTGTCGCTATGAATCGCCACAATCGGCACAACAAGATTGCTGGCGCCCTCCCACGGAAACGTCCGCTTCTCCATCGCAGGCACAGCCTCATATGCCTTGCGCCATTTGATAATACCATCCATCCCGTGTAAGCGTGACAGACCTTTTTTCAGCGACTGCGTCCGCTCTTTGAGATAGCGCTTGAGCTTCCGCTCAGCTTCGCTGCCGGATGCCACCTTAAACGGGATGGGGTCGAAATGAGTCATTGTTCTTTATTTTGTAGATGGAAACGTCGGTGGTTGAACTCCCAAGATTTCACAAGCATCAATCACGATGTGTTGCAACGTCATCGTAACGGTTGGATTGTTTAGAGGGTTCTTCTTGAGTCCTGACAGAATCCCCAAGGCAGTCGTCAAAATAAATTGTTCCCAGTTCATATTCTCTCCTTAATGCACTCCATTTCCATTCGCTGTTTTAATAACAGCGTTTGATGGTTTGCTACCCGACGCAGTGGACAAAGACGGATACACTGTGCTACGTCCGTTCAGCGCAATGTACCCAACGACATAAACGAACAGTTTGTAATACTTCTGTCCGGTTGGAAAATCGTTGAACGCTTCCCAAGGCGGGAGGACCGTGTGAAGCAAAGATGCCCCCGCGACCACTTCCGTTCCTAGCTTCACAAGGTCCACTGACATGTCATTTCCCCTTTTTCTCTGGTTTTTGTCCTGTGCTCGCAACACAGACCGCCCAAGGATTTACTTTCTTCCCGCCTTTGCGGGCTTTCACTTTGGCGACGCAGTCCATTAACTTCTTCGGCATGGCTACGCTCCGGAGTCGGTAACGCTGACGCTCAGTGTTGTCGTGCCAGCGGTTGTCGGCGTGCCGGTGATTTGGCTGCCGTTGATGGAAAGTCCGTCGGGCGGCAGGCCGTTTGCACTGAACGTCAATGGTGCAACACCGCCGGTGACATTGGACGCCAAGTCCGCTGAGAAAACCTGGCCAACAGTACCCGTCAGATTCAACGGATCACTGAGCGCTGCAAGCGGCTGACTCGCGGGGTTGATGGTAATGTTAACGTTGAAACTGATTTGTGCCATAATTCTCCTTGTCATGTAGATTACGAACAAAACCAAAACTGTAGCGGCTAGCATCACCACTAAGACATCACGTAGTGTGAAATCGAGGATCATGCTTGAAAGACTCCTGTACTACGTGCTGCGCCGTAACCATACGAGTACGCCTGGCCGACACGCTGCGCGCCGGACTGATTCGCTGCAAGCAGGTCCATATACGTGCCGTCTTCCATTGGACGTTCCGCGACCTGACCAATGTACGCGAATGCGTCAAGCTGATCCACGTAACGTGAGTTACGTTTCATCGAGAATGTCTTGTACTCGTTCATAAACGACTGTTGCGTGCGCTGGCACCACAGCTTCGAGCCTTCAGCCAACGGCTGCACGACACCCAAAATACGATACTTCTTACTCCGGGCCGTTGTACCATCCTCTAACTCGACGGCACCTTTTAGGTCGATGACCCTCAGCGAGTAGCAACGCGCCGCACACAAGAACTCAATGTGATCCTTGATGTAAGTCTGCGCCCCAATGGTTTCCACACCCACTTTGTGCAAATTCCACCGCTTCGCAATCTCGAATATCTTGTCATAGAAAACATCAAACCCTGCGGACTCTGCCCACGTTTCCAGAACATAATGATTGTTTTGTGCATCCACCGCAGCAACCACGATAGCATGGCGACACCGGCCGCCCGCGCCTGAGTGATTGGGGTCAACGATCATCCCCACGTTCAATGATCCAGGACGCAAGTCCCCTAGCACCACGCCATTCTTGACCTCACGTTTGATCTTCCACTTATGCGTCCGCCGATCCCACGGACTACCGTCGCTCTGATTAACGAGTTCAAAGTAGTTCAGCCATTCCTCTTTGAACTCTGAATCCTCTGGAGAGGAGGGGTCGTTTAGGAATTGGCAACTGAACTTATACGACCCAAGTCTGCGACGCCGTTGGTCGAGCTTCGAAAAACTAAACTCCTCAGGAAAGATCGGAATTCCGGCTTTGTGAAGGCTGCAACAACCTCCCAAAGCAGAATGGGACTCAAATCGAAACTCGGGTTCGTGTTCCCGCAAATAAGAATTGAGGTCCTCATACCCCCATCGGTTGCCAATAACCAATTCATCAAGTTCATGATTTGGATCCTCGGCTTCAAAAATGCCAACCAGCAACTGATGGTACTCTTTGGCTTTGTCCATCAGGACTTGGGACTCCGATTCCTTCAAGCCAACCAAGTCATCCTCAATTACAATTCCGTTATAGTGTCGAGATTGGACTGCGGAACCAACTCCCAAAAAATCAAACGTTCCTTCTCCGTGTGCACCACCGTTACCAGTTGTAGGCCGTTTGACGTGTAAGGAGTAATCAGTCCAGGTGCAACTGGTATCTGGTAGGGTCTCTGGAAAGAGTGCTCGATATAACGAGTTCGATTCGAAGTGATACCGGATTTTTTTACCAAGTTTTGCGGCATTGGTTATGTTTCCTGAGACCAAAAGATTGCGAGCGTCCGGATTGTGGGCTCGATACATCCATCTGACGAACTCATCTGAGTACCCTAGCTTGTAGAAGTCATCAATGTCCTGCTGCGACAGCGGCAACGCTCGCCACATCGCCAATCCTTCGCTGGCGCACGTCGACTTGAAATGGTCACGTGGCATCTCAATGACATCTTTGATGTGCTCACGCTCCAACGTCTGGCACAGCGGCAAGTGCAGTCCAATCGTAAGACGTTTACGGCGCAGGGCGTTCCTTACAAAGTAGAACAATGATCCATGACAGTTCATTCTCATTGCACGGAGGACTTCGTCCTCTGTCTTGAGTCCTTGCACCGGGAGTGTTTGATACTGTTGCATTAGTGTGTCTTTGTGTTGCTTTGCACAACATTATTTTTCGCAAACATCCAGCCAGCTGACAATGGTGTAGTATTAAGAACGAACGATGCTGTTACCGTCACAGTACCACTAACGACACACGGCACTGCGTCTGATCCTGAGCATGTCCCACCACCCCAAATTCCGTATGTATAGTTAGCAGCAGGAGTTGTTGTTAGAGTGTCATTTCCGCTAGCTACTGATGTTGTACAAGTACTAGGACAACTGATAAGCCCTTGGGAGTCTGTGACTGAGCCATTAGAAGGAGTAGTCACTGTAATGGTGTAAGTGCTTCCACTATCATATTCTGCCGCGCCATAATCCGGCGCAGTCCCATTCAGCACTACCGTTCCATCCGATTTCTTGTAGAGCCAGATATGCGCTCCGTTGCTCCACGTCAGAGGCGAAGCAAGGGTGATTGTGCCTGCGGGAGAATTATATGTTCCGTAAGCCACACTGCTGATCTGAGCACAGTTCGCTACTGTACCCACGCATATTGAGTCTGGTTGCATGGTTCCACCAAGACCTGAAGCCACCAAAGCTAAACTGCTTCCCCATGTAGCATCCTGAAAATACATCGCATCAGCCACAGTAAGTGATGTAGCTCCTGCGCCAGAATTTGTTGCGGTAGTCAGATAAGTACCGCCATCAATCGCAGGGGAACTTGCTTTTAGGGTCATATCAGGCAAGGTTTGACTGTTGGCAGGATTGCTTACATCGGTGTTGTTGAATAATGGATCGCGGCCAGTCACATCTGAGCATCCCCCACCATTGGTCTGCGCTCCTCCGCCGCAATAGTTATTCGATGGCGAAGTGATTTGCGACCAACCATTGTTCTCGTTTCGATCCAGCACATCGGATTGTCCTCCAACGGCTCCCGGATAAAGCGAGTATCCGGCATTCTGCCAGAGTAGGTTATTTTTGAAAACATTTCCCAGTCCAGACGTTCCTACATAGGTCGTGATGGACGTTAGTGGCCAAGGACAGTTGTCGCAACTTCCTCCCGTGCCTGTCGTCTGGTAGCCGTAACCGTTGTGAAAGAACGTGTTATTGTAAAGACGGTTGTATGTACCGCCATGTCCTCCGCTTCCGATTCCACTGTTGAAATCGTATTTGAACATTGCCCCGTTGCCAAAGGAGGCAAAGAAGAAGTTATATCGAATGATGTTGGATGGCGCAGCTATGTCAAAGTCCTCCGCTCCATCATTTCCTTGATTCACCGATCCATAGCCAATTCGATTTCCCTCGATTAAGTCAAATGTTTGCGTCCTGTTGTAATCTTCGGTGATTTGGAAATTGCGGTGGCCATACTTACCGTTATAAGAACTGTTGTCATAGGTGGCTGGGTTTACGAGAGCGCCACCATTAGTTCCACTGGTACATCCAGAGGACCACGGCTCGTTATGGAAGGTGTTGTTGCGAATCACCATCTTCGAGGCGTAGGTGTCAATTTGTGCGTGCTCCGCGTGCTCGAAGAAATTGTTTTCCACGGTGTCATTCATGTCCTGAATCACCGTGCCGCCAAATGATCCTCCCGGCTGGCCGAACCGAACACTGTCCGAGCCTCCATCAGTACAGCCTGATTGCCATTGTGCTCCACCATTAGCTTTGCCGCTGTAGTTGAAGTGGTTGTCATGAATCCATATATGCGTAGTCCATCCGTAAGTGCTTACATCGGACGAATTAACCGGACCCCAGAAGATTTCTCTCGCTCCGGTTGTGCTTTGAAAAGTATTGAATCCGATGTCAATGTAATGCGCTCCTGCAGCCACGCTGACGACTCCACCCGGATCACCGAATCCTTCTAGATTCGTTAAATCGAAAGTTATGCCTCTCAAACTTACATAACTTATCCCATTGAGATCGAACAAATAGGCATTCACCTGAGTACCGCTGGTCATGAATGTAGGTGTCTCTGCGGTGTAGGCCCAGAACTTAATCATGTTGTTCGGCAGAGATGTCCCATTGCCGGAATGAGCAGGAGAGAACCAATCATTCGTCGTCATGTCGTAGGTTCCGGCCCTGATATAGACGAGATCACCAGCAGCAGCATTGGATTGAGCGCTAGACCAAGAACATGCAGAAGTTCCAGAAAGCGGTGATGCCCCGACACAGGAACTCCAAGCCGCCGCTCCTGTGGGACTCACCCAATGAGTCGCAGCGAGACAAGGTAGTGAAAGCAGCAGAAATGTGATCACTTTCTTCATCGCCGTCTCTGCACCATCGTCACTCCCGAAGCGGGTTGGCCCATAATTTCTATCGCCCCGCCATCGTAGACGGTTCCACCCGTCCCTCCTGCGTCCTGCTCGTTTGCCATCATGAAATCGACGGAGTATCCGCTCGTAGAACTGGTGTACCAGTAGAAATATGGATCACCGTTGTAAAGATGCGATCCATCCCCCATCGGAGCAGCCCAGAGCGAGTTAGAAACCAACGTACTCGAATTTCCTGTGCAGGTCGGAGGGGCTAAACCACCTGTCAAAGTTCCCCCAGAAGTCGTCGTGCAAGCTCCAACTGGAGGCCCAGCTCCCAAATAAGATGCCCCAAGGACAACACTCTTCGCGGTGCTGTTTAATGTAGCGGTGAAGGTTCCACCATCTGAGCCGAGAATGTTGACGATGTTTCGACAGGAGTTTGTATAAGGAGAATTACCGCATGTCCCGATAGTTTGAGCGCAATTCGTGCTGCTACAGAGAGCGTGATTTCTAGTTGTGCCTACGCAGCCCTGCGCTCCGCCACTCGTCTTGGCTCCAGAAATGTCATACCAGGCGAGTTGGAGTCCATTAGTGGTGTTAGCGGTCCAGAACAATGCTCGATCTCTGTTGACTCCACCGCTCCCAAGACAGACAGAATATATTTGCGGGTCGGTTGTGGTATCGGTCATTGTGACCGCCGTCAAACTATTCCCGGCATTGTCGGCAAGTCCCGATAAACTTTGAATGCTTTGAGCGTTTGAAGATGTGACGACAACTGCATTTCCAGTTGTAGGAAAAGTGAATGAACCTCTGGCCGACGCTCCTGATCCCGGCCCTAAATATTGTACGTGTCGCACTACCCAAGACTGTCCGGATGATGGCTGTGTACCTGCCCCATTGGACGCTTTGAACGCTTGCGCGATGATGCTGTAATTGTTGCGAATGCTTACCGCTTGTCCGTTTGCATAAATTGATGGGTTGCATCCAGACGTGCAATCCTGCACGGAAACCGTAGAGATTACATTAGCCCAAGGATCATTAAATACTGTGGCAGAAAGATCATCGGGCATGGACCATCCAGAGGAAGGAGTAGGTTCGGTTCCAGCATTCGCGCTGATGGCCGTTGTGAATAGCATCTGACTTCCAGATGCGGTAATCGATCCCGGCTGGATTTTTCCCACTACGGTATTGGTTCCGCTGGTTCCACCGCTGCAACTTGAGGTTGCGATTCCGCTGAACTCATCCTCGGAAAAATACACTTGGTCATTTGTGCCCATCGTGGCCGTGTAGTTGATTTGGATGTGACTCGTTCCTGTAGCTGCACCGCAAACATATCTGTATTCCGTGATTAAACCATTGGTAGCGTCTGTCGTTGTCGCTCCCGCGCTCCATGAATTGCTTTGATCGTCGCTGATGGAACTTACCGTGTAGGTACTAGGGTGCATCAACGTAAGAACAAGTGTGTTGCTTGCCAAGGATGGCTGAATGAAGAAATGTATCGGAGCGGTCAATGCCTGGCCTGACGGACTGGGATGATCGCCGTCATGATGAATCAGGCAAGGATGCGTCCCATCGCAATCGGGCCAAATGTACGTTTTAGCGGCAGTAGTGCGCAATTCTAGACATGAGGCTGAATAAATACCGCTGGAAATTGTGGCTGTGGCAGTAACACTTCCCGGAGAAGAGACCGTATTATCTATCAGAGCCGCAGCTACGCCACTGCTACCTGCATTGTTGGTTTGTCTTAAATTACCCGTCCCGGAAGTAGGATTGGTGGTTCCAGCGCTCGCGGTTTCCGCGATCAACCAATCGTTAGAGTCGCCCGTAGTGATCGTGCATCCTGGCGTGGTACTCGTACCGGAAGCCCAGGGAGAAATCCCTATCCATGTCACGCCCGAATATTCGGCCACGTTCAGATCGGATTTCGTGGATGCTGAAAATACAGGCGTTACTGTCGTACTGGCCGCACAATCAATACAGGCAGTTAAAGCCGAACAGGTTCCCGTTCCATTGCATCCCTGTGAATAGATTGTGAACTTCGTTGACGCATTACTTTTTACCTGCATCAAGTTCGCTGTCGTAGTTCTCCATGACAGGCCGACAATGACTAAATTCCCTCCGGTAGTTCCTGCGGTTAGCGTCGTAGCTGCACAAGCAGACGAGCAGGCCGTAGAGTACGCGTGAGTTGTTCCCGATGCCGAGACGTAAGCAATAGACGCCCACGCTGGCAGACAAAACAGGAATAATAGAATGAATAGTCGTTTCATTAGTAAGTTCCGCTGATTTCCCAATCTGTCTGCTTACTGGTGCCATCAGCAACGAACGTGAACTGTATGTAATCTCCGTTCGTCAACGCAACGTTAGCGCTCTGTGTCCCAGCCGCATAGGAAGCCGTACAAGTGATCGCTCCAGTCAGTAGTGCCCCGAGCGTATGACCGGAAGCATTCACTGTGCTTGAACCGCCGTTGTCCGTGAAGCACTTGATTCCTGTGATCGTGACTGTTACCCCAGTGTTGTTGTAGCAACTGGTCTGAAGATACGTCCCTGAAGGAATAGCGTTTAGGCCATCTCCTAAACCTTTACCAGTACAAGCCAACCAGACTCGCGTTCCAGTACAAGTACTCGAAAGATTCTTACTTCCATCTGTACAGACCGCAGAGGAGGCACTCAATGACGTATCATTGAGATGTGTGTGCGCTGTAATCGTTGAGCCATCAATAGCCGCCGGCGTCGTCCCACCAATTGGACCTGGAATTGGGAAGCCGGTCGTCGAGCCGCCTAACGACACCGACGTGCCACCAATCGTTATTGCTGAGTTAGACAGGCCACCGTTTGGTATTCCAGTGATGTTAGTACCTGTCAACGTTGGTGCTGTGTTACACGAGAAGCCGGTCGTGGTTGACCACTGTATGACACCAGTACAGGTCGACCCAAACGCAGCATAGGTTGGGAAGTAAATGCGATTCCAGTTTGTTACAGCATCCTGATAGAAAAAGCTAGCAAACTTCGCCAAAATAGTACAAGTGCTAGCGCTGTCGCAGAGATCAGAGTGACCCGCGTTGGGAGTCACTGTCAAGGTCGCGCTGGTATTATTGAACAATGAAAATGGTAGATTATTGCCGAAACCAGTCGACGCAATCGACGGCAACGCCAGCGCGGTGCCTGAGGTCCAATTCAGATAGCTAGCGCGGTCTGTTACCAACAACGTTGCCGGATTCGTTGCGTCAATGGCGACGCCCGGTAATTGATATGTCTGAGCAGTGGCAACACCGGCAGCCGGTGTGCTCGTCAAGAATTGAGGTACACCATTTGGCCCTGTTGGACCAGCCAAACGAGTCGCCGTACCAGACGCACCACCAATCATCATGTCGCCAACAGCAGACATCGGATTGGCAAAGCCACCACCCGGACATGCTTGGAACGTTGGGTCTGACGAAGCACCGTTTGATATGAAACAATTACCAAGCGTCCCCGGCGACGCGTAAGCTGGCTTCGCGGTTCCTTCGGCAATATAAACAGAATGCGCCGGGCCGTCGAGCGATCCAGCCGTGTAGTGGATCCAAACGCCTCCGGCCGGCCGACAATACGCAGTACCACTACTCGACACGATGTCAGCACAATTACCGCCGTCAAAATAGGCGTTGCTGGAACTATCCAACCAATAATGACGGACGACTGGATTGTTGGTGTAAGTAAGACGGACGGAGTTAACCAAGTCAACGAGGGTATAAGTGTTAGCTCCTGTCACACCACCAACGTTTGGATTGGCTATATTCCGAGCATCAAAGTTGGTTACACCGAATTTGCCATCAATCAAGAGACCAGTGTAAGTATTGGTTGTCGGAAAGAAATCACTGATGTGCTCCCCATTGGAAGCACTGAAACATCCAATGCAAGCACCAACACGCCAACCTTCGGTGTGAACGTTGTTGACTGGGATATCGCCGCCAGACAGCTGTATCGCCAAAGGCGGAAACGCACTAGTGACCGTATTGGAGGTACAAGCGGAAGCATTAACTGTCCAATTACGGATACCCCGTGTCGAAGACGTGTTGTTTTGACTTGCGACGTTGATACCAATAGGATAAAAGTTAGCCGTACCACAAGACGATGCACAAGCAGCAGTTCCAGTTGGAACGTACATCAAGAAGTGACTAGAATCTACGACTGAATAAACTGTCCAGTATCCGTGTGTTGTAGATGTTTCATCTGTATATGTAGCAGGAATATTGGAAAAAGCTGCACTTCCACCAACAATGTCTACCATCGACCCGGCCCACAACGTGTAGGTCGCAGCCAGAGACAGCGTCACAGTTGCAATGTTACCTGATACAGCAATCGAGCTTATCGCTGTGCTTTGCGACGAAGTGTCAGAGCCATTGGTTTTGCAGGCGGCTTGGTTTGCAACGGAGTTCGGGTTGTTGTAACCAATGACGCCATTTGAATAGTCTCCTGAGTCAGCAACAGCGTTGCCATCCAACCACAAACCAAAGACCGTAGCATTCTGAATCTTAACACGGTCGAGGACAGTGCCTTCTTGACCCCACTGGTTCCAGTAACCACCGCAACCATCGGTAGGAGTATTCGTGCTACCTGTGTATTGACAGAAAAGTCCCATCCGCCAGACACGGTCTGCTTCTACATCGGAGCTAGCCGTTGCTATCTGATAAACACTTACAACAGGCGACGGAACACTCGAGAGCAGAGTCCAATAGATTGGGCTGGATGACGGAGTGTGTCCGCTATGATTACCATAAAAAACCGAGTAATAGTTAACGCCGCCTGAGGCTACACCCGAACCACGGTTGTATGTTGTCCCACCCGCGTAAGCTGGAGGACTGGCAAATGAACCCGCTCCGAAGTTAGCCGCTGCACCAGCGGGCCAACCTGACGTTTGGGCCGTCAGTAATGATCCCTGCGCGTTGCTGTAGCCGATTGAGTAGCCTTCTATTTCTGTTTGGCCACCAATAACAATCGGCATGTTGAGCAGGCCGCCGCCCGGAGGTAGGTGAACTGTTCCATGTCCTAGAGGAGAAATGAACGAGTTCGCGCAGTTGTACGTGCTACCGATGAATCCACCGCCCTCAACAACCGGTGAGCTGTTGCTGTTAACCACAGTCAAGAAGGCGTTCAGCATATTAGCGCATGGGTCCGCGCCGCTGAATACCGTAGCAGTTGCGTCGAGTATATAAGGCGAAGCCAGAGGCCCGGCGCTGTTACCCGTCAGGGGATAGCCGCCAGTTGGCGTCATGGAGGTCCACGTTCCAGAGCTTATATATGGAATGCCAGTGGTAGCATGTGTGTCGAGGTTGGTTCCACCATGCGTCTGATTGAGTGTACCACTGACTTCGTAACGAATTTGGTTCGTGCCCGGATTGGATGATGCAAGTGTGAGTCCAGCCGCGTTCGCGCTCGATGCAACGAAATTGAGCCCCGCTACTGACGTCAGGTTGCTACCGTTGGTTTGGAAGAAGGCCGCCGGCAGTTTCAGGTTTGCGACAGTGCTAGCACTGAAATCGAGGATGGTGGTGGAGTCAGACGACAGTGTACTGGTCGTCTTATGCCAAAAAAGATGGGCCGCACCTGCTAGAGCTCCTGCATCGTTTAGCTGGACCTGCGTGTCGGAGCCGCCTGGTGTCGCTGTCGCTGTAATAGCATTGCAGGTATACGCAGTACCGTTCCAGCCTAGAGCGTGTGTCGCATCACCACCGCAAGGCGTATTCGGTGTGATACCCCCGCCGCCGATCGGATTGCTTGTCCACCCTAGATATTGAACAACTACCTTGCCAGTCCCCGTAAATGCTGATACATTGACGCGAACGAAATTGGCTTGATTATTAACAATCCCAGAGTTTCCACTAATTGAACAATCCTGTGGTCCTATAATCCCACCAACGCTCCACGTCGAGTTATCCGGCGACGAATCAAGTGCCACAGAACAAGCTGACACCGTCCCCGAAACAGTCCAAATAATCTCGTGATACAAAATGATAGATTTCTGATCAATCGGCTTTGCAAAAGCGACGCCTGTGAACGTAGTCGTTTGGGCGGAGTTATAACCAAGTCCTTGCGCGTGTGCAAGGACACTACTCGTCAAGAGTATCAACCAAATCAAACGTCGCATGGATTTTTACCTGATGTAAGCGATTACAAGACCATCTTGTAAGGTGTCTAGGACAACACCGTTTACCCAACCTATCTTACCAGAACGAACTTCTTCGAGGTCAGCAGCACCGCTGGCTTGCCAGACAGTGCGTCCTGTGCTGTCTTTGATGATGGCTAGCTGACCCTGGGACGTGTAACCGCT